TTCCTCTTTCTCGCAATGCTTGCCGACTTTTGGAACTTGGCAATACTCTTTGGTAATCTCTTTTCTCGTCCATGACGCGATCGCCTTGAGTGCTTGCATTGGGATTGATGGCCATATTTATTCACCTTCTGACGGTTCGGTTGTTATTAGTTCTTCATCTGAAACTCCATAGAGTTCTTTTGATTTTCTTCGTAGAAAAACCGCTGAGCAGGCGTTAGTGCTATGCCTTTTTCAATAAGTGTTGCTACATATGCTACTTCTTTCTCCTCGTCTGTCAAATCTTCTCCGTGATATTGGTCTTGTGCAGTTCGCATCGAGATTACAGAACCTTCGACTGCTTTTGAAAGAATATCCACAATGTTTTCTTTTGAAGGATTTGTGAAGTTTCCAAATTCAAGCGCGATTTCATACTCTTCTGGGGTTTTCCCGTCCATAATGTCTTGTGTTTGCAAAAGTAGATTAAACAATGATTCAAGCGTTTCACGCCAAGACTTCATTTTCTTTTCTCTTGTTCTCATTGACACTTTTTCTCGCTCCATTTGACTTTCCTGCGAGGCGTCAATGCTTTCTACTCCTGTTATTCCAACTGTGATTGGATGAAGGCTCACGAGGTTACAAGCATAAGAAATTAAAGAAGCAATGCCTGATAAGTATTTTTCACTATTTATTTTCCCTTGTACGACCTCAATTTTACTACCGCCTTCAGCAGAATCACCGCTCATGATTTCATAATCCATTCGGAAATCATTAAACTGCATTTTGCCTCCTTCAGCGTTGGTAGGAACCAAGTCTTCGGAAATCAATACTTTAATGCGACCCTTGCGTACCTCTTCCACCATGCTTGATAGAAGTTCTGACAAGGCGTCCTCTATCGTTTCTAACCCTTGGGTATCGGCTACTCCGAAAGGTGATGTAGGGAACATTCTGTTGTGAGCAGTGTTGTTTTTAAGCACCACAGGCAAATCTGAAAGTTCGCTAAACTCGTAGAAGGTTGTCTGAATTCCAACTTCCTCTCCATCTTTAACTTTTAAGAAGCTTATCCCGAGAGCCTCCAACATTCCGTCTGTTAAATTCGCGATATTTATCTGTCTTGGTTCTTCTCCGTCAATAGCCAAGACCCTGTACTGAATGATTGGTCCATTACCGTCTTTCATTACTATTTCTTGTATCTCAAAATCGTCGTCGCCGACCCGTTTTCGAGACTTGAACTTATATCCTTGAATGATGCCTCGTTCTTTTATTACTTCTGTTATTTCGGGTCTTATGACTTCCAAAATCGGTGTATCTAGTACACCCTCGTCTATACTAATTTTAAAAGGGGCATATCCTAGACCTGATTGGTATGATTCAGCCAATCCCCATTTTTTGTCGTAAAAGTCGTTAGCTTGCAGTATGCCATCCAGTCGTTCACTTTTGCTCTTCATCTTCTTCTTGACCTTCTGCATATTTTTTACCTTTTGACTTTAACCTTCGCCTGAACGCCACCAGAAGTTATTAGGTTTACAAATGTTTCGTTTATCATCGATATAATTCCGAAAAACACTCTTGCGTTGTGTGGCTGAACGTTGAACCAGAAAGAATTGTAGCGAGCACTTCTCCCATATTTGTCAAGGGCCGAAAATTTGGCGTAATCTTCTTTGTAGAATTTCTCAACGGCTGAAGAATCGCCTGAAAGAAGAACTTTATTTCTGTACAAGTTGAATTCAAATCTGGCATTACTTTCCAGATCATTGATTAAGTAATTGTGTTTCATATTGAACCCATAATTCATGTTTTCACTTCCTTTTCATTAGTTGTTTGAATCGAGGGGTCAACGAATAGTCTAATGCGTCAGACACATCGTTCCATAACTCGTCCTCATCCAGCATTACACCATTGACACCTTTGACTTTTCCCATATTTTTCTTAATTATTTGAGCCCCTGTTTCTTTAACAAACAACATACGGTACTTATATATCAATTGTTCCTTCATCGTTACTCTAACTCTCGTATCGATTAGTTTGGTTTTTTTAATAGAGCCCTTGATATCAATCGGGTATTTAATCCCTTTTTGAAATGCATAAATCAATGCAGGTTCAGCGTTGTCGATATACACAGCTTTTAATCGATGGTGAAACATCTTCCACCACTTATCAATAAAGGCGTTGAACTCTCGAACGGTTTCCGTATGACCAATTTGTTTGGAAATACCTCCATCCAAAAATCACCACCCTTTGATATAACGTTGAATAGCCAGCTACACAGAAACGTCTTACCTCTATTTCTTTTTCTGCTCCTCCACCTACGTCTATCCCGACAAGCACCTCTTTTATTGCGCCAATGTTTATTTTTTCAAAAGATATGTCGTGCATTTTCGTTAATAGATGAGCATACAACACGCCCTCCGTGATGGCGCGGATGCCTAATACTTTGCTGTTAAATTCAAATGACCCTTTTGGATGCATTGACATCATTCTTTTTATCCACTCCGCTGTCGCAAGCGGTCTGTCATCAAGGCCAAAAAAGTAATAAGTCCAGTTTTCTTTCGGTTCCACTTCTTCCATTTGCTGCATGGTCGTGTGTGGCACGTCTATTTCGTTTTTTTCTGTAGGCCTACATTGATTTAAATAACTGTAGAAAACTTTTTCCGGATCATCTCCGTTGCTGGTGGCTATCAGTTTAGTCCCAACAGACGCAACTCGAGTAAAAACCGCTTGGACAAAATTCTTGTGAGCGATGTTAAACTCATCCGCAAATATCATGTAAGGCTTAGATCCCAGAACTTTTTGTGCTGAGTTTTTATTATGATAACCCACGAAGAAAACTTTTTTAGTTTCTATTTCACCTTCATAAGAAACATCTACTTCAATGCGTTGTCCGCCTTCTGATCCCCCGCCAATGTGTCTGACGTTTGGAAACAATCGAGTGACGGCCGTATCGGGTTCCACAAAGTTACGATAAAGCGTCGGTGTGCTCTCGCCTGATAGCATAAAGTATGTTTGTCCCTTGGGAGATTTCATGCACTCATATACTAATTTAACCCCACTCAGCGTGGTCTTAGATGTCTGAGACGGGCCTTCTAGGAATAAGACCTGACTTTTATCTGCCAAAACGTCTTTCCACTTTTCGGTGTAAGTGAGGTCGTAAGCGTACATTTATTCATCGCCCGCTTGGTTTTTTAAGAACCCATGCACGGCTTCTGCGGCTCCGCCTGTATGTTCAACCTCTTGTTTGTCTTTCCAACCTAATTGTTTTAGGGAAAATATGGCCATTGTGCCATTAATCACGTTTAATAAACCAAGTTTTTCTAATTGTGCTTCTTTTTTCATCATCATCTTTTTTCTAGTGTCCCGTAACTTCTCGTGTTTATAAAGTGATTGGCGACTATAATTGTGGGTATATGCAAACTCTGCAAGTATGGGAATATCTACGCTATCCATATATTCTTCCATTTCTGTAATTATCTTGTCGCAATACGCTTCGTCAAATTTAATAGGTCTTCCACCAGATTCACTGCCCATTTTCTATCCACCCTTTATGAAAATCATACAGTTCCTTGTCTTTTAAAACGGTGTACTGCTCGATTTTAGGGTTGTTTGAATAATTTCCTGATCCACTTATCACATAATATTCATTTCCTGCATTTATAAGTGTGATTTTAGCATGCGAGTTTTTTTGAATCAGTTTGAAGTTATCGTTTTCATTATCTAAATCTAATAGAATAGACGCCTTGTCTTTCATCAACACTTCATAATTGTCATTGACGAGCAGTGTGAACTTTTTAACCAAGCCAGCTTCTACCATATATTTAAAGTTATTAGCGGCCTTCTCTGATACTCTATACGTCACAACGGTCAGATCATCTATTGCATTGTGTTTTTCTATCGCGTCCAGCAAGAATGCATAAGGACTGATGTTTTTTGTGTGATAATATTATAAACTGTACCTTTTTTTATCTCTGGAAGTAAATTACGCAATTCTCTCACTTTTAAGTTCTCCACCATCAAGTTACTTTTTGCCTTCATTTGCGTTTTGAACGCTTTAATGCTTTCCATGTGGCTCATATTTTTCCCTCTTTCACCGCCGAGTAGGCGTTAATTTCCGTGTTTAAGCCGTCGCTTTAGATTCTTCAATCAACAT